GCTGTCATGTCGCCACTACCGTTCATGTCGTTGTCTCTCTGCCGTCTCTCTCGCTGGACGGCCCGCGAATAACACAAGGACAAACAAAAAGGGCGGCTGCTCCCATGACATCGCGTCATGACGAACAGACCGCCCTGGATCTGATTGCCCTTGTTGTTTGTGCGCCCGTGGGCTACGGGTGTTCGGCTGGCCGGCCTAGCACAAACTGAAAATCGGTCTTACCTCATTCCCACGGTGGATACGGTTCGGTGCCGCTGGTATCCTCAGCGCCTTGGTCGTACGGCTTGTCCACTTCCACTTCAGTCAACCAAAAGCGTTGCACCGGAGGCCCTCCATATACGTAGACATCTCGCTGGAGACGCTCGATTTCGGTCGCCGCAAGTTCACGTGTCGTCCACAGCGACATCAACTCCGAGGGTTCATGGGATCCGCCGCCATCAAGCCAGATGGCAAATACCTTCATACGATCTTCCGACACGTAATGGTCCCGGTCGCCGAGGCTTCCAACCCCGACCCATACACCGCATACGTGAACGTGTTCGCGTCCGCCCTCGAGTCCACGCGGAAATCGCCATTGAAATACGCCTGGTCTGCACCCGCAATCCGTACCAGGTTCCCGATGATCAGCCCGTGCGCCGTAGCCGTGGCCGTGGCGACGTTTGTCGCCCAAGCAATCGTGGCGCTGACGGCTGTGCCAAGTTCGCTCGTCACAATCGGCTGTACGATCGGTTTGGCCCCAACCTGGGCATTCTCCCGGCCTGCCGGTGAACCGACTGCACGATTGTCTCGGCCTCGAACGGTGCGTTGGACAACGTAGCTCATAGACTCACCCCGTTGAACGTCAGATACCGGCACCTACATTCAAGGGCGATATGTGACCTGGTAATTTCTCCGCGCATCCCGTCCGGCGTTCGATGATCCTCAAAGCAGGCATCGCACCGAATCAGCATCCGAAAACGCCGCTTCCTGAGCGCCTTCGCCGCGGCCCGAATCATCCTCGCGTCTTCGGCAGACAAGACTTCCGTGGGCCTGTTTAGGAGCGCCCCATCGGAATCCCTGAGTGTCATCACCCCAGCTTCGATCACAGCGCAGCCACCCCGTGAATGTCGTAGCCTTTGCCGACCCAGGGGTAGTTCACCATGTAGACATCCGTCCGACCGCTGACCATGACCCACCCGCATTGGAATGGCGTGATGTCAGACGTGACAGCCCCGACGCACCCTACCGATGCCCCCTTGACTCGAGTTGCGCGGTATTGCTCGTCGATGGCGACAAACTCTCCAACGCGCAAGTCCTCTGCGGCCTGCACGTACATGTACTCATAGCCATCTATGCCACGCGCTACTCTGGTCCCAATGGGGACATCCTGTTTCGCTTCAGCCTGTGTCGGTGCATGTTGAAGCCACATCGGGGCCGTAGCCGCAGCCGCCACCGCCCCTGCCGTACGCGTCAGAAATGAGCGTCTATTCACAGATCCACCACCATGTCATCACCCATTGTCGTCCACGGCCCATCCGTCACCGTGCGTGTCGTCCACGTCAACGTCTCGCATGTCACCGTGGGGTCATTCTTCGCCGCAGATTGCCGGGACACCAGAATCCGGCCATTCTCCAAGGTCTGCGGGTCCATCGTCGCCCAGTTACTCAAGTGCTTCGACCCAGGCACATAATGGGGCCGCAGCTCCATGCCATCCGCGGCCAGGGCCTTCTCATACTCGGACTGGCTGTAGAACTTCCTGGGTTCTCTCCAGGCGTTCTCTATCACGAAGCCTCCCGGGACATCGTCACGCTGGATGTTGACCCGAGCCGAGCCATGCGGGCAGAACGGCCAGTCACCAACGGACAACGGCGCAGCGCACTTGCTACAGGTCACTGAATCCCAACCCCCTGCACGCCGCCCGTCTTCTCAGAGCTGTGCTGGTTAATCTTCTCGGTCACATTCGCGGACCCACCATGCCCCTGCTTGCCGCCCCCAATGATCTTGGCTTCGGCCTCTGCCTGTTCCAGCGCCACCTGTTGCGCCTGGCCCGCAATCAGGGCATCGATCGCGCCCTTGGAAATCACGATGCCGTTCTGCGCCAGGATCTCCACGCACGCCTGCGACTGCGCCCCAACGAAATCCTCGCCCTTCATCGCAAACGAGAACTTCATCGGGTCTGGTCCCGCTTCCGGTGCCTGCGGCAGAACCAACTTCGCCGGGTCATGGCCGAGCGACCGCGCCAACCCAGCCAAGAGTTCAGCCGCGTTCACCTGGGGGTCTTTCCTCAGCAGGTTGTACTCATCCAACTTCTGCGCCCGGAACTGCGCCGCGTCCACATGCACACCCGAATCCGGCAGCATCTTGTAGAGGTAGCGCCCCCCAATGGCCCTGAACGCCTCATAGATCTGTGCGCCATGCTGCCCGAGAATCTGCACTAGGTCATCCGCGGTAATCGTCCAGCCCACGACACAGTCAAACTTCTGCGCGGCCTTGATGTAGTACTCGCGCAGCCGATCCTTCTCCGTATCCGCTCGTGAGTTGGAATTGCCCTGCGTAATCCTGGCTTCCGTCGCCGTGGTGCGCTTGTTCTTGGACAACTGGCCCGACTGGTTGTCGGCCGTGCCCAAGGCCCCCTGCCAGTCCCGCTCCGCGTAGTCCTGGGCCGTGTAGTTGTCCCGTGGCTCCTGCCCAGGCGTCACCGACACAATCGGCGGTGGGTTCCCATTCGCCAGGCGACCCGTGTTCACCATCACGGTCTTTTCGCCGGCCTTGATCTTCTCCAGTTCCTCCGGTGGGAAGCCTTCCGGGTCGATCAGGTTGAACGTCTGCCGGCCAATACGGTTCCGCATCTGACTCGTGCGGAACTTGTTCACCTCATTGACGAGCTGTTCCCCCACCACGAGATCCGCGTCGATATAGGCCGAATCGGACATATCGCGCAGTGTCCCCACATGGATCGGGTTGCCCTGCATCGATATGGGTAGGAGCCTACCCGTATTGGGGTCGATGGCCTGGAACGGACTATCGACGTGCTTCGCCGGCACGTCATGGCCCTTCACCAACACCAGCAGCCGGTACAGCTCCGGGTTGATGATCGTCTCGTCAAAGTCTTCCGCCCGGTACCAGATGGTTGTGTACTCCACCACCCGCTCACCGTCTGCCGGTGACTCCCCCTCCGCCTGGAACACGTTCTCATCCCGCGAGGTCGTGGTATCAAACTCCGGTGGCAGCGTAAACACCCGCTTGGCCTTCGACAGCGGCATCGTGCCGTCCACGGCCAACCACGGCGCCCGGTCAAACTTCGTGCTGCGGAAGTCATCCGGGACAATCAACTTCTTGGGCGACACCCGCGAGAAGAACGGTTTGCCCCAGATCGCGACGTTCGTCCCCGTCACCGGGTCCACCGCCGTCCGCGCATCAAACCCGACTTCGACAATCAGCCAGCCCGAGGCGGCAATACAGTCAAACAATGTCTCGTGGATCGCGCCCTTCGCATCCGCCCCATCCGGCCCTAACAGCTGATTCAACACCTTCTGCCGCTGCGGCATGATGGCCGTGACCGGCACTTCCGGCGTCGTCGGGTCGATCGGGTGGAGTTGAATCTCCGGGGTCTGGTAGAACAGCTGCGACTTCTTCGTCTCGGTATGCCGGAAATCCAGCAGCGCATTCACGTCGTAGTTCTGCGCCTTGGACCGCCGGTACCGCTCCAACGCCGCGTCCCACCGCGGCTCATTATGCTTCCGCCGACGTCGCCCGCGCTCGAGCCGGCCTTCCCAGGCCTTGAGGTCTTCGTCAGTCAGTTCGCGAGGGGCGCCGGGTTCCCAGATCACCGCTTCACCGCCTCGGCCGCAAGCCTCATCCCGGCGGCGTGACCGCGGGCATAGCCCATCGCTTCACCCTTACGAAAGGCATGGTCGTACGTGTCTCGTATCACGTCATGCGGCCCACCACGCAACCACATATACAGGGAACAGGACCATCCGGCGATCCAATTCAACGGAATGGGCAGGCAGTACCATCTGTGCGAATAGGGCATCGCCCACGCGATCCCGAGCCAGCGAGGGATGGCCTCGCCTTCCGCAATCGATCGCGCACTGATATAGCGCCCACACCGGAGTTCCCAGATCATACTGGCCCCCAGAAGTGCGCCGCATGGAACACACCGCAGAGACAAGCCGTGGGCGATGTTTGCGCCTCAGTCGTCGGAGATCCAGGAGGGAAATGAATCTGACACCGGCAGGAGACGCACACCAGTTGTCGAGCACTCATCACCATCGGCTTCTCGGCTCGCACCGCTGGAGCCACCGCGACCGTTGCCGCGCCGACCAACCCCATGCGCGAGAGAAACCTGCGACGGTTCACGCTAACACCCCGCTCCCCCGCTGCGCCCGCTCATGCTGCTGACGCAACCAGGGCAGGCTATTGGGCACCAACTCTTTCTTCTCCACGAACACCGTCGGCCGCGGCCGGCTCATCGCCCCATACCGCAACGCATCCACCGCGTGATCATCCTTGGACGAATCCAGGTCATCAGGGTCGTTCTTGTCCTGCACCATCGCCGGCAACGTGCGAATCAGATACCGGCAGCCAGGGTCGACAGTCAGCCAGGGCCCCTCACAGTCTGGATGCGTTCTCAAGAGTTCATGTACGCGCATCCACCCGAGAAATCGGTCATTGTCAGACTTCCGCACGGGTAGCTTCAGGCGCATCAACGTCTCAGCGATCGACTCGCCACGGCCGGCCCCGGTCTTTTGCCACATAGCGGGGTCGCAGGCGATGTAGCGGAGCTTCTCGAGCCCGAGTTGCTTCGTGGTGTCATGTATCTGCTTGCCTACCTGTTCTGCCGTCTGACCCTGGAACTTGTACTCACGAACGATGTGCAACCGACCATCGGGGAGACAGAGCCACCAGAGATGCACGCCTGGGCTGTTCCATCCCCAGTCACAGGACCCGAAAGCCTCAAGGTCACGCGCACTCACGGAACCGCCCATGATTCGCGAGATACTCCGCGGCTCTGAACAGCAACACTGGGTCATCGCTAAACATGCCAAGCCCGGCATTGCACTTATGGCAGAGCAGCGCCCTGACATCGCCAGTGCCGTGGTCATGGTCCACGCGCAACGTCGCCATGTTCCCCTTGCCTGCCGGCACTCGTTCACAGAGTGCGCATCTCCCGCCTTGGTCCTTTACCATCTGAAGGTACTGTTCACGGGATAGGCAATATCGATCCGCCCGGTGCTCCTCCGACTTCGTCCCTGGGTTATCGCGCCGCCATGCCGCCACCTTCGCGTTTAATCGCCCACGGTTCTTCGCGTACCACGCACGGTGATACAGGCGCAGCTTCTCTCTGTTCGCTTCACGGTACCGAGCTGCGCCAGCCTTGGTTCTCGCCACTAGAGAGCCAACTCCCGCACATGCCACGGCTTGCCGTCGTTCATCGCCCGCCACTCTCCGAAGAACTGTCCTTCAAAGGCTGTCCAATCCCCTTCCAACAACTGCCGTCGCCGCATCTCTGGCAGGTTCTCGAGCGTCTCCCGGTAATCCGGGTCGATATACGGGTTGTCGTCCAACCGCGCTTCGATGAAATGCCAGTGCGCCGGGTTATACTTCGGATACTTCTCCCGATCCGGGGCCTGGTCGATAAAGAAGTCCTTCACCCACAACGCCCCACGCCCACCAGGGTTACTCGCCGTCCACACCTTCGCCCCACCACTCGCCAGCACTTCCGCCTTCGACGTCCGCGCCCGCGTCATAATCTCCAACGCCGGCCCCTCGTCAAACGTCACCAACTCGTCAAACACGATCCGGTCATACTCCGTGCTCAAGTAGTTCTGCGCGTCTGACTCCGTCTCGCAATGCCCCGCCTGAATCAACGACCCGTTCGGGAACCGCATCAGCTTCTTCCCGTCCAAATACTCCGCCCCCAACCGCGGCGCATCCTTCAGAAACTCCCGCAAATGCGTATCTTCCAACTGCTTGTAGGTACGACGTAGCAGCAGACACGTCAAGTCCCGCACATTCAGACAGTCCCGATACAACGCCTCCCGTAACTGCCGACTCTTCCCAGGACCAGCCGCGCCCCCGTTCAACGTGTGCTTCCATCCCGCCTGCGCCTCATGCGCCTCCACCTGCTTCGGCGTCGGCACATACCGCCACGTCCGCTTCTTACTCTTCTTCTCCATCAACGCCGAGGCCCACGCCGACTGCCGCCGCCGACACGCCAATGACCCGCTGCACCAGTAGGCTCCTTCAGCCAGGACCAGCGGGGCCCGGCACCAACAACAGGTCGCGGTCATCGCATGGCATGGCCGACACACCACCCGCCACAGGCCGAACATGGCGCATACGTGGCCGTAATCACCTGCTGCTCATGGTCCCAGTCCATCGCCTGCACATACCCAATGTTGACCTTACCCAAATCTGGGTCGGTCGTATACGCTATAGGGCCAAGGCCATCGCCCCTAGGGTCCCCTGCCTGGTCCCGCGCCGAGCAGCCCCCCTCCCCCTCCCCCCGTGCTTGGCCTGGTTTCGCTCGAGTATCCATAACCTGTGTTATGCGACCCAAGATCTCCACTTAGTGAGGTTATCCACAGCCTAAGCCCTACTCATGATCAGGCGAAAGCGAAGGGGATATGGCGAAGGTCTGTATCTCAATAACCGGTGGGTCGAGTGGCCTATCAGCCTGGCCCATG